GCATTTATATCAACATATGTTACAGGTTTTTTCTGACCCATACGGTGCGCTCTGTCTTCTGATTGTAATCGTTTCTCAAGATCATATCCGTTAGAATAGTATATAACAGTGTTTGCAGCCGTTAATGTGATCCCATAGCCGCCCGTAGCAGGCGTTCCAATGAAAAACCGACACTTAGGGTCGTTCTGGAATCTAGTAATATGGTCTTGTCTAACTTCTTTTGGCGTTAACCCATAATAATCAACCACGGATCCCGGACCATAAACTTTTTCTACTTCCGCAATTATATGTTTAATATCATATTGATAGTGAGCCCAGATAATTGCTTTACCTTCAACATCTTCTAACACATCCATTAATTCTGTTATTCTATTGTTTACAATGGGTTGTGTTGTTCCTGTATCATCAGTAAAATGACCACAAGTAATTTGTTGTAATCTCATTAGCTGTGTCAAAGAATTTTGAGTGCTAGATACTTTACCTTCAAGAATAGCTAACGCTTGTTTTTTCATTTGATCGTACAATTTACGTTGCTCTGGAGTTAATGTAATCTGACGTTTAATAAATATTTTATCAGGTAAATCTAAACAATCTTCTTTTAGTACACGATAAGAAAATGATTGTAATGATTCTGATAGTTCACCTAGGTGTCTAAATTTAGATACAATTTGTATTGATCTACCATGAGCGTGCATAGTTTTCATTTCTGCATATCTATTTCTAAAAGAATAATAAGAATGGAAATCTAAAAGAAACGGATCTAAAAAATAACATTGAGAAAATAAATCTAATGGGTTTTTAGTAACAGGAGAACCTGTCATGATACGTCTATACTTTGCTTCTTTGCCTAAAGCTAAAATATTTTTAGTACGTTTAGCAGAAGGATTTTTAATAGTAGTAGATTCATCAATAGCCATTAATGTATTATGACAAGACATAAATTTAGCTGCAAATAATTTACCTTTTTCTGTACTAAAAGCTTCAACATTCATAATTAAAATATGTAAGCCTTCACCTTCTTGAAACAAAGTGTCTAAACTTTCTTGTTGTTTTTTTGTAATATTGGGTTGCCACAAAACGGTCACATTTTCTATATGATCTGGCAAGTGAGTTGGTAATTCATTAGTGTACCAAGTACCGACAACACCTTTAGGTGCAATAATTAAAGCACCATTAACTTTGCCTTTATCATAAAGCATAGCTAAGTTATCAATTAATACTTTTGTTTTACCTGTACCCATTTCCATAAAATAAGCATAAGTTTCTTTGTTCCACGATTTTTCTAATGCAGTCATCTGATGTGCATAAGGTTTTGTTTTAAATTTATAATCCATAATTTTTCTTCTTTCTAGTTGACAAGATAACATTAATAACTATATTGTCAAGTATGAAAGAAAATACAGTTTATGTAATACAAGAAGTTGCGGGCACTCAATCCGGTGCACCTAAAATTAATATTATGGGCGCAGCTAAATATGGTAAGTTTGAATTTTTACTTCCAGAATTTTCACAAATAATATTTTCTCCTGGTCCGTTAATTTTTAAACTTAGAAAAGCATTAAAAAATTTTACGACAGAAGATTATTTATTATTAACGGGTGATCCTGCTATTATAGGTGTTGCATGTTCTATAGTTTCTGACATGACAAATGGTAAATACAATTTACTTAAATGGGATAAACAAGAAAGACAATATTATCCTATTCAAATTAACCTATACGAGAAAGGAGAAATCGATGTCAATTGATTTTGAACAGGACCAACAAAACACCATACAAAAAACAAGTGGTATTCAATCTCTTGCAGATCAAGTTGAAAGATTAGTAGCTTTACAAGAAAGACTTGAACTACAAGAAACTAATATGAAGAATACAAAAAAAGAATTAGATCATTTATCTGGAGAAGTTATTCCGACTATGATGTCTGAGATGGGTTTGTCTCATCTTAAACTTATAGATGGATCTTCAGTAGATGTGAAACCAAATTACAGCGCTAGCATTACTATAGCAAATAAAGATGCAGCGTTTGGATGGCTTCGTGAAAATAACCTGGGGGATATAATCAAAAATGAGATATCCGTGTCCTTTGGGCGAAACGAGGATAACAAGGCAGCTGATTATGCTGCTCTTGCGGAGGGTCAAGGTTATCAGCCTCAACAAAAGTTGAAAGTTGAGCCTATGACTCTCAAGGCGTTAGTCCGTGAGCGTATAGAGGCAGGTAAAGAAATGCCAACGGAACTTTTCAACGTATATGTTGGAAATAAAACAACAATAAAAAGGAAACAATAACCATGAACAACGTAGTAAAAAAAGAAGAAGCCGGTCTTCCAGCAGCAAGTATGTTTGAAGCCGATGCAAACCAAGGCATAGAAAATATGTCTCAAGACGACATTGCATTACCTTTTCTTAAAGTGTTAGGACAACTATCACCAGAGATTAATAAGGTACATGCAAAATACAAAGAAGGTGCTGAACCGGGTATGATATTAAATACAGTTAGTGGTCAATTATATGACGGATCTAAAGGTGTAGATGTTATTCCTGTTCATTACAGAAGACAGTTAGTTGAATGGCAAGATAGAGGATCTAGTACAGGTGCTCCAGTTGCAATTCACAACGCTGAAAGTGATATTATGAGTAAGACAACTCGTGATAAATCTTACAAAGATAGATTACCAAATGGTAATTATATCGAGAACACAGCAAATCATTTCGTGCTTATGTTAGGAGATAACCCTACAACAGCATTGATTTCTATGAAAGCTACTCAATTAAAAATTAGTAGAAAATGGAACTCAATGATGATGGGTATTAAACTACAAGGAAAAAATGGTATGTTTACTCCGCCAACATATAGCCACATTTACAAATTAAAAACTGTTCAGATGTCAAATGACAAAGGAACATGGTTTGGATGGGATGTATCTCAAGTTGGTCCAGTATCAGATAAAGGTATCTACGATACAGCTAAAAACTTTGCAGAGCGTGTAAGCGCAGGTGAAGTTGAAGCAAAACCTGAGACACAAGAAGAACCTAAAAAAACAATCAATTTATAAGTTCCTAGGGAGTGGGCGGCGAAGCGAGAGTGGATCCGCCCATAAAAAATATGGTAGAGAATAAAATTGATGGACCGGTTAGCTATGCCCAATGGATAGATTTGGGTCGGATTATTATACCCTGTATAAAGGGTTTACCAATCGTCAAAGGTTGGAACAAACCAGATTTTAAAATTACGAAAGAAGAATGGAAAGATAAATATTTACACTGCGAGATAGCACTAAGATTAGATGAAGATGTTGATTGTGATATTGACAATGAACTTGCAAAAAGATTTATAGAAAAATATGTTTTAATACATGACAGTGTGTCTGGTCGAGGAGGAAATCCTTACAGTCATTACTGGTGGAAAGGTAAAGTAAAATTTAAACAGTTTTCTTTACCAAAAGAATTTGAAGACCAATGTAAAAATTTACCACATGGTTTAATGTTGTGTGAGATTAGACATGGAGAAACACGTTATACAATTGTACCTGGATCACAACACAGTAAAGCAAATGAAATTGTACGTTGGGAAAGGTACGGAGGATTTAACGAGTATCCTGGAGACTTAAATGCTGACTTAAGAAAAGTAGCATTGTCCACTGCACTTTGTATTTTATATGCACCGCAAGGCCAAAGAGATAATTATTGTACAGCTATTGCAGGTGTACTACTTAAACATACTAAGTGGAGCGCTCACGACATTGATGAATTTATTTATAACTTAGCTATTGCTTCTAATGATAATGAATCCGAAGCAAGAAGATCTAAAGGTACTACAGGTAAAGATGCTAAAAAAAATTTAGGTATGCCTAAACTTGCAGAGATTGTAGGTTGCTCTACAAAAGCTATTTCAGAATTATTTAGTTGGGTTGGGGTAGAAGATAATAGTCTAAGCAATGGTGCAGGTAAAGAAATTGCAGAAGAATCTATAGGTGAAATTACAGAGTATGGTAATGACAGATACATAGTTAAAATAAACGCTGTTGTACAAGGTATAGCAACACCAAAAGAAATAATTGTTACTGGACCACAGCTTATGAAACAAAATTTGTTTTATGACGAAGTAATTATGCAAGCATCAGTGTGGGTTCCTAGAATGAAACCAGCTGACTTTGAAGTTATCATGAGACAGAAATATGAATCACGTAGTAAGTCATTAGATTATGTAGAAGAAGCAGATAACAGATTAGTATTTAAAAAACATTTTAATAGTTACATTAAACAAACTAAAGCCTACACAGATAAAAAAGAATTAGCTACTTATGGTTTACCATATTTTAGTAAAGAAAAAGATACATTAGAATTTAGCTTAGATAGATTTGAAGATTACTTACATAGCCAAAAAATAGTTTATGAAAGAGTTGATTTGGTTATGAAGATACAAAGAATATTAAAAGCAAAAAAAAATAGGGGTAAATACAAAACTAAATCTTTGGTATCTTGGCGTATAGATACACCACAGATTGACACAGAAGATATAATCTTAGAGGGAGAGTTTACTGAAACTGTAGGGGAGATAGATTTTGAAGCCTAGATTTATTGCAGGTCCTCCAGGAACAGGTAAGACACACGGGTTTATTGTAGGGTTGTACAAGGACCTTTTACCAAAGTATCATCCAGATAAGATTGTAATACTATCACACACTAATGTTGCAGCTAATCAAATTAGAGATGCTATTTTACAAATACCAGAGATCAAGGAACGTGGTTTTACACAGAAATCTATGAAGTATAAGATCTGTACAATACATAGTTATTGTAGAAACAGATTATTAAGAAAAGAAAAATTTGATTATGATGACCATAAGAATTTAATTATACAGGATAAGTATTTTAATTTAGATACAGAGAATGATATTGAAAAGAAACATAAGTTCTATAGATTTTTATCTGAGGCTAGAGGACATGGTAAAACTTTAGATGAGTATTGGAAACAATCTAACAGGGACGCATTTAAGCCTTATAACATACAACTAATTAAAGATTTGCACAAGATTTATACTACTTATAAAAAAGATAATAATAAATGTGATTATGCAGATATGATAGATGAGTTTGAACAAGAAGCAAAAGCTCCGGACATTGATGCAATTATTATAGATGAGTGTCAAGATAGTAATGTACCTCAAAGAAAAGCTATTGATAAAATGGCAACGCATGTAAAAGAAAATCATTATTATTTAGTAGGCGATGCGGACCAAACACTATTTGAATACGCAGGATCTGATGCAGATTACTTTCATAAATTAGCAGCTAACCCTTACAAAGAATTAGAAGAAGGCAAGAGATGTAGTGCAGCGGTAAACAAACTTTGTAAAAGTATTATAGAACCTATTTGGAATCATTATGGATCACACAGAGTATGGACACCGTTAAAAAAAAATGGAGAAGTCTTACAGGGTAAAGGTTATTATTTACCAGACTTAGAAAGATCAGGACATTTAGATATACTATTAGATAAAATAGAAAACACAGATCAAACATTTTTATTTACATTTAGAGGAACACCAAGTGACAACCGTTGTAGAGAATTTTTTATTAAAAGAGGAATAGAGTTTGCTCATGTAGATCAATCTGCATTTGTATCTAAAAAAGAATTAAGATCACATAAGTTATGGCCAGAGTTTGTAAAAGGTAAACCAATGAGTCTAACACAGATAAAACATTTTTGGGATTACATGGGTAGTAAAGTAATTGTTAGAGGTAAATCTAATACAGATATATTTGATGATTGGATTAAACAAGATTATACATTAGATCAATTGATTGAAAAAGGTGTACTAAAACCAGAGACTGCACAATACACACAGTTTGATTTAATTAGAATACCTTCAAAGACTACACAAGAAAGATTAATTTATATTAATAGAATTTTAAAAAAAGGTTTTGATTTTGATAAAGAAATTAGAGTTAAGTATGGCAACATACACACAGTAAAAGGTTTAACGTTTGATAACGTAATTGTAGATGAGACTATAACAAGAAGAGAAAAGTATTTTACTCAACTTAGATTAAAGTACACAGCATACAGTAGAGCAATCAATGACTATTGGACATTAACATCAAATAAAAAACTAACGTTAGGAGTCAGATGAAACCATACGATAAACAAATAGGTGGCAATCACTATCAAAAGTATAAGATACAACCTAGTAAATTTGTAATAGAGAACAAATTGCTTTACCCTGAAGGCTGTGCTATAAAGTACATAGTGAGGCATAGCGACAAAGGAAAGAAACAAGACTTAGAGAAAGCAATTCATTTTATAGAAATGATTATTGAAAGGGATTATAAATAATGTGTACCGTTCCACAACTATCTGATTTAGATTTAACAGATATAGATTTAGTTGCAATTGACTTAGAAACCTATGACCCTAACCTAAAAACAAAAGGTTTAGGTGCAGTTAGAAAAGATGGTTTTGTTACAGG